GTTCATCATTCTGTTTCCATCTGAAGAGCTTCAGTATATAACGAACGCATCAATTTGTCAAGCCGTTCGTTATCCACATTGCTCTCAATCGTCTTGATATACTTGGACAAAATGGTTAGTGTATCTTCAGTTTCATTTATCAGATCGGCTTCGCTAATGGCATCCATATTACGATGATCTTCGACGATGGTCACTTCGATTGGACCAGCCTCGTATAGCTTGCTGGTAAACAGATCGAAGTTGAAAGGATTGTCTTTGTTGGTTACGATCAACTTGACATAAGCGCCAGCATACTTGGCAAAGTCTCGTTCAAGGACTTCTTCTGTGGTCTTGTCTTTGTCGTTGTACCACAGCTTACGAAACATCTTGTATGGGTTTTCTATAAACGCCAGTTCACGAGTTTCAGTATCCAAGATATGGAATCCTTTAGGGTCGTCGTAATCGCTCCAAGTAAACTCAGCATGGCTACCAAGGTAATGAATGTTCCCACTAGTAGAGCGCCGATGGTAATGACCAGAGCATACCAAATCAAACCGACCAAAAAGGCTAGGGTCGTCACCGTGGCTAAGTGGGCTGCCGCGATACATTTCAAAACCTGAAAGCTCAAGGTGTCCCATGCAGATTTGAGCATTTGTAGTCCTTATAGATTCAAGAGCGTAATCACGATTGTCATCACAGATCCATGGCATCAGTAGAATAGGAACGCCGTCGAACTCTACAGTTGTTGCTTGTTCGTAGATTGTGAAGTCGTCTTTGTAAAACTCTCGAATGGAGTTGACGGAATTCGTATTCTTGTAATACGTGTCGTGGTTTCCGATTGTGAGATGGGCGCGGATGCCTCTTGCGTGTAGTGGTCCAATAAAATCATCGCGCAGGCGTTTAGCCGTGTTGATGTTGAGATATTTACGGCGGTCAACCAAATCACCGAGATGGATAACAGTATCAATGCTATTAGCGTCGATAAACGGAAAGAAAACGTCATCTAGAAACTTCTTGTTATTGTCAAGGAACGCCTGATGGTCATTACGAACACCCCAGTGCGTATCAGTAATGATTGCGATCTTCATTCTACAGGCTTCTCAACTTTCTTGCTTCCACGCTTGATACCTTTACTTGCTTCGAAGTCACCCATGAACTTTTCCATCTGCTCCTTCGACCACTCGCCATACTTGATATCTGTATCATAGTTGTTGCTACGATCACCGTCTTGCGACTCAGAAGTTTCACCCATGATGTTAGCATATTCGATAGCAGCATACTTTGTGTAAAGATGCTTCTTCTCTTTCTGAATACGTCGAATGAAAGCGAAGTAGATGATCTGTGTAAAGTATGCGAATGGATTCTGCGATTTAGTAGGATCAAAGTTATTGATATACAGCAAGCAGTTCTCGATACCATCCGAGATCATCTCATCTCTGAATGTGTAATTGGCAAAGTTTGGTCGATAAGCAAGATGGGTAGCAATCTTCATAATCGACTCGCCAACATAATGTGGGATGCGAGGATTCTGCTTACCCGTATCTTTAGCTTCGTTGACAAGCTTCTTATACTCGACCATCGCAGCATACAAGTCTTTGTTGTTGACGTAATGCTTCTTTGCTTTTGGTTTGATTACTTTATTCATTAGTGAAAAGATCCTGAAGTATTTGCTATAGCTGCATAGTGTCTAAGCAGTTCTTTTTGACGTTCTCTAGCTTTGATGCGTTGCTCTCTAGCTTGTTCGCTAATCGTAGTGAGATACTTATTAGCTACTATATCATCAACCATTAGATATGTCAAGATGTTTGTCTTACTAATACGCACTTTCTCATCCATCAGACTCTCGAATGGAATCCAACGCATGATGGAAGTTGTGACTGTCATTGCTTCGACAGAAGGCAGGAGTTCAACGCGATATGGCTGTGTAACCCACAAGCAATCATCTTCGTCGCCCACAAGTTGGACGAGAAGATCGTCGCCATTATTCATCTTCAAAAAGTATACTTCGCTGTGGTCCATTATCACTCCTGAGCTTGATAGTATGCAGTTCGTAAGGGAATCCCTCACTACTATACATCTTGACTCGTTCAATAAGATGGTTTAGTGTGTAGTTCTTTTTATCTTTGCTTGTCGAAAGATTGTCAGCAATATCGAATAGCGTCATACCATCTTTACCTTCGACAGTTCTCAGACCACGACCGATAGACTGTAATGTGCGGATACGGCTTTTGGTTGGGCTTGCGAAGATAACATTGTGTAGGTTCTTGATATTTATGCCTGTCGAGAAGGTGCCGTAAGAAGCAACAATGATTGCATCCTTTTCTTTCTCGACAATATGACGAATCTCTTCGCGTTCGCTACCATCAACACCGCCATGCACGAAGAACACTTTACGCTCTCCAGCTTTGTCTTTGATGAGATCATAGAGAACTTGACCATGCTTCTCGACGTAAGCATAGAGAACTAGAGTGTTACCTTTAAGAGATACGGTAAGGTTGCGAATAAACTTATTACGAGGAGCGAACGAAATAATATGCTCAACCTCGTCTTGGTATGTACTCCCAGCGAGCTTCTTACATTCTTCAAGCGGATGCATAAGCATAAGAACTTTGATTTGAATCGAAGCAAGTTTTCCACTATCGATAAGTTCCTTTGTATCAATGATCTTGTGAGTAGATCCAAACAAACCCGTAAGCACTAACTCATTTACTTGGCTACCATCCAACGTTCCTGTCATACCGAAGCGATACTTCGTGTCAGTCATGTTCGTCATGATCTTAGTGAGCGACTGCGCTTTGAACAGATGCGCTTCGTCACCAATGATTACATCAAACGATTCGAAATATGACTTAGGAAGTTCGTAAACCGATTGCCATGTTGAGATGACAACTTGTTTATTTGTTTGTTTATCCTGTCCTCCAAAGACGGTGTGAACGAAAGCATCCACGTCAAAACCATAATCGGCATAATCAGAACGTAGCTGATGCACAAGAGAGATAGTTGGCACAAGAATAAGGATGCGACCTTCAAGCTGGTCAAGATAATACCTCGTCAGAAGATAAGCGATAAGAGACTTTCCACTTGCAGTAGGACTAATGAGTATACCACGGCTATTACGAACAGCAAGAGCGAAAGCCCTAAGTTGATGATCGTGAGGAGAAAATGGAAGTTGGAGAGTGTTAGCGAATTCATTAGCTTCTGCAAGTGAAAACTCCTCAGTCATATTCAATTCTGGATCAATGTCTAAACTATAGTCACGTTCTTCACAGAACTTTTGTATCTCAGAAACAAGACCAGCATAGACTTGCATATTGCGTGAGTTGAGCAAACGGATCTTACCGTCCCACACGCGAGACTTATATTTGGGAGAGAACTTGGCTCCAGGTACGTCGAATGTCAAATGTTCTGAAAGCTCGCGCGCGATGCCCATATCTCCTTCGACACGCATCCACGCTTCATTTACCTTAACGAGCCTTAGATCAGAATCCATTCGTAAACTTTCTCCACTCGATGGCGGACTTGATATCATAGCCACGTTTGTGGATACACTTCATGATCTCTACGATCACTTCGACTTTTTCTTCAAGCATGGCAATACGAGTTTCTAGCTTTAGAAGATCGTTGTCTGCATCGATATAACCTTGCACTTCGTTCTTTAGAACCTTTTGAAGATAAGGTTCTCTACCAATTCGTTCAAGGTCGTCGGGATTGTTAAGATTGCCAAGATAGTAATCGCGCAAAAGGCTAGCACGACTTTTTCGCTGAATGTGACACGCACGTAGTTGGCTCCTTGTTTCTGACAAGAGACGATTGTATTTGGCATGTAGGGAGGATATGTTGAGAGAGTCGGCGTCCAAGTTGAGATCATCATACTTGGCGTCTTTGTCCCACATTTCGTAGATTTCTTCAATTTTCATATGTACATACTATCACAAAAAGAAGCCAGTTGTCAATTACATAATTAGTGTTGACAAATCAACGTTTTACCATTATAATAGGATTTGTCAACATCGTCAGACATCCAATTGATAT